CTGGTCAGTACCAGTGAATCCCAATCGTTTCATCTCATCTGGAGAAGGGATTTGTTCGTCACTGCCAACGTATTCGGTATTCTCGCAATTGTTGTCCCAACCTGCTGGCATACCATTGTAGCCGATAGATATTATTCTATCATCCTTAACCACAATAGCACCTACATGAAGTCTACGTGCCGAGCTTAATTCAGCAAAGCGTTCGGCCACATCCATATAGGCATTTACAAACTTTTCTTTCATATGTTAGTAAGTCTAACCAGCACCGATGCAAGGTTAATTTCCGGATCCATTACAAGTGTGTGATCAATCATACCTTGTTTGATAATATGAACTGCTTTAAATTGTTTTTGTTCGTCGCCAAATAATTCCACGTTATCATACAACCAACGGAAAATATCACTCATTTCTTCAGGTCTTACTTTGCCGCATAATAGTTTACGTGCTACATCAATTTTGCCTGCTTTAAACAATTCGACCATTTCAAACTTGTAATCTAAACTGTTTGCATCTTCCTTGTGAGGAGCGTGTAATGCACCTTCGCTTGTATTTTGCTGTAGCATATTAATGCATTTACGCAAATCTGGATAGGTAGCACTCACATACAAATCCAAAGTTTCAAGATCAAACTCTACATTTTCTTCTACTAATATTGTTGCTGAACGAGCTGTAAATTCTGTTTGATCTAATTTAGTAAAGTGAAATTGTTGGCAACGACTGTGCAATGCTGGCACAACCATGTTAGGATTATTACAAGTAAGAATAAAACGAGCAAAGCTACTGTACTCTTCAACAATACCTTTAAGCGAGTCCTGTGCTTGTGGACTTAGACGATCTGCTTCGTCTAGTAACACAACCTTAAATGGACCCCATGCAATACTACTGATAAACGGAACAATTTTGTTACGAATAAAATCAATGCCAGTTTCACGACTTGCGTTAACTTCTAGTACATCAGCATCTTCAATGCCAATTTCGTTAACCAACATCTTAGCCATTGTTGTTTTGCCAATACCTGGCGGTCCGCTTAACAACAAGTGTGGAATTGACTTGTCTTTAATCCAACTTTCTACTTGGCGTTTTTGCCCGCCATCACGCCAGACGTATCCGTCTATAGTACTTGGCCGATATTTTTCTACCCATAATTCAATCATTGTATTACCGGCCTTTCAAATGTTTTAACTTTGTCTCTACTTGCTGAGATACTATCAACCATATTATTATAGTCTTGCTCAGACATTGCTGATTTATAAATGGTCAATGCTTGGGTCATCATAATAGCGGCCACTTCCATAGCACCATACTCGCCGCATAGTGAATCTACAAATGCTAAGTTTTTGGAATATAATTCGCCAAGTTGGTCGTCTGTTATCATACCAGTTCCTCGACAATGCCAAGTATTTCAGCAAAAATTAACAAGCCGCCGGCAAACAACAAATTGCCTTGAATTAAACAACCACCTGCTCCAATGCGGATAATGCTTTTTACAAGACTAATATAAAGATGCTTTTTTGCATCTGGATAGTGTTGTGTAGATGTTTCTGGAATGTGGTCAATTACATTTTTTGCCTTTTTAATATCGTTTACAGCTTCCTGATGTGTGCTCATATTATTTCCTTATAGAGTATAAATTAATGTGTGAATGTCCCAGCCTACTAATGCCGCCCAGAACATAGCCCAGCCAATTCTAGCATTATTGTATTCTTGTATGGCGAAATATACAGCGATTGCTGTTAGTAGTATATTAAATATAAACATAAGACTTCTCCATTTATATCAAGTATACAGGTGAAAACAGGGCTAGTCAATAGCCCTGTTGCTCAAAAGAAATATTTTATTGTTCGAAGCTAGGACGACTAAATGTGCTTGGATCAAATGTTTGATGTGTAACTTGTCCATGCACACCAAATGTATCTTCGGAAGGCATTGCGTCACTTACCGCTAAAATGGCTTTGATATCCGCACGTCTAATAGTGATTTCAGTACCATCTTCTTCTTCGATGATAACACCACGTGTCCATCTTCCGTGTTCAAGAAGAATCCATTCACCTACTGCTACGTCTTTTTGTTCTGGCCCAATTGCCCAAACACGACCCCAGCGGTGTCTGACACCTTCACTTTTGCCGTCATCGCTTGGTAATACAATGCCGCCTTTGGATATTCTAGCATCAAAGTTCATATCTGTGATTAATACATTATCACGGATTGGAATAAGTTTGCCTTTTATTCTAGTAGATAAACCTGATTTAATTGCTAAACTCATACACCGCCCGATGGATCGTTAGATTGCTGGCGCTCTGCTAATAGTTCTTCGCGAGTTTTAACAATTTTGCCGCCTGCTCCAATTTTATCACCGCGGGCATTAACACGCATATTGCCCACAGCAATAGTCATTTCATTTTGGTTAACTAATTTACCCATGTCAACTTCTTTACCTTGCATAGTGCGATAAATTTTTTTTGGTTGTTCTTTCATTCCCATTTTAATCTCCTGGATTATGTTATTACTTATCTTAAGAATTCCTGCCAGTCTAAATTATATTTAATGCTGTCAATTTTATGGACACCTATCAAATACAATATGTAACTAGCAACGCTAGACCCTCGGCCTACTCCCCATACTACATTATTTGTTCTCATGGTATCTACGAAGTATTTTAACCAACGTAACAAATTGAGCATATTACGTTCTTTAAAAGCCGCCAGTTCTTCTGTTACTCTAGTATGTTGTGGATCCCATGGCGGTGTTTGCGTCCAAATCCACTCTTCGATATCCAAGGTTTTATACTCCTCGGGCATATTCCAATTACTTTGGCAAGCCGCATCGTAATCTCTTATTTCAAAATGAGTTTCGTAAGGTTCAAGGAATTTGAAACCAATTTCAGTTTCTAGTTGTTTGATAGCATCAGTACGTTCGATAAGCATGGTATCATGCACATCAAATTGATAACCTTGATATAAGGCATCAAAAATGTCTATTTCATTAAAAACTGGATTTGAATATTTGTCTAGGCGCATAGCCTATATTTTAACTGAGCTTGATTAAATTGTCAAGGTTTTTATCTTTCATTTGTTGCTCAATTAACTTACGATTACGTTCGCTTAACTCAATACGTAAATCGTCTAATACAGCCGCCATTTGTCTTTGAAGATCTGGATTACGAGTCATGAAATACTTTTTAGTAAGATCATTAATCTTACTGTGTATCTCTTGATCTTTTAATCCAGATAAATCACTAACAAGTGGATGCATTAATTATATTCGCCAATGTAACGAAGATATACGTTAGAACCGCCGTCTATAGTCCATGCTTCAACTACTTTTGGATTGTCAGCTGTTAGTGCTGTAATAGCAGTAGCAATAACTGTGTTTGATCCGCCGCCAGTTGGATTGAATGATACTGTAGGAGATGTTGTGTAACCGTCACCAAAACTAGTAATATTGATAGCACCAACACCAAACGTCATAACAACACGGGCACCGTTACCTATACCAAATAATGGACTTGTTGAATAAGATCCTGTTCCTAATGGCAACGGTAAAGTTCCGCCACTTGCAACTGTTAAACCACCAATTGGGCCAGTTAACGTGCCATCACTGTAAGTAATAGTAACGTCTGATGCAGTTGCTTGAGCAGGCAATGAAATTTCAATAGTGCCTAACGATACACTAAATGAATTAATAGTAGTTCCAACCTGGATACCTGCACCAGTAATACTTACACCAGCCGCAATGTTTCTAAAATCAGTTATACCGTTTAAGGTTGTACCAGTATTAGTTGTGTTAGCCTTAAATGTTTGATTTAATGAACTAACTGTTAAAATAATACCAGAACTTGCATTGACAACAATTTGATCGTTTAATTTGTATCCGTTACCTGAATATCCAGCGCCAGTAATTAGCGCAGTTATACAAGTGTAGGTAACAGTACCAGTTGCTTGTGTACCACCATTTTGTAGTCCGCCTTGTGAAAATACAACGGTAGCGGCCTGCGTATAACCTGAGCCCGGATTACTAACAGTAGCAGTTGCTAAACTTTCACCACCAACTGTAATTCCTTTAGTAGTAGTTCCAGGTAATGTTGGAAATGCCGTGTCGTAACGAATGGTACCTGCATTTTCTGTTGAAAAAGTAGGAACGCGAACAGCAGTCTGGTCGCCTTGAATCATCAAACGCACAGCCGCATATTTGCCTGTTGTAGGCCAATTTTTAAATGTTAATGTATTATTCGCACCTAGCGTAATATATTGCAAAGGTCCGTCAGTTAAACTAATATCTGTATTAGTAACGGCAGTTCCTAAACTTTTTGCAACACCGTAAAAAGTTTTATAAACAGCGTTTGAAAGAACGTTTTGGCCGAAATCATTAGCTGAGTTCTTAAAAGCCGCATTATTTTGAAGTGCGGTAAGTTCAGTACTAGCTTGACCTAGTCCTGTTTTAATAACACCAAAGTTATCTCTAAAACCTTGGCTATTATTGTCCTGCCCTGCAACAGGGTATGTGGCATCTACTGAGCCAAAGTTGATTAAACTTGCGGTTGGGTTTGGCATACTATCATCCTATATATTTTACTGTGTATTTATCGTTCGTTACACTATGCTACTGTGATTTTTAAACACTAGATATTTATCGCTAGAATATCCGGTAATCGCATCTATGATGTAGCGATCTGAGGTATAATCCAGCAATTTAAAGTCAAAATTGCTATATTTGATATTAATCATAATATCATCAGCAGTTCCGGGTTTGCAATAACATAGCGGAACTGCTAGTTTAAAACCTAATTGTTGTTTTTGTCCGGGTTGAACACTACGCATCCATAAGGGCAAATAGTTTTGTTCAGTATCACCAACTTCTGATAAGTTTTTGCGCCAATTTGAAATACTGTTTATATAGTGTTTATTTGTTGAGCTGTCAGAAATGTTGTATCCAGTGCTGTCAATTGTTACATCATTTATAGGACGATCTAACCAAGCTTCTGCAAGTTGCATTTTAGTAATACCTTCTGCGGTTGCAGGGCTTGCCCAAATTTCTCCGCTTATGTCTCCGGTTAATTTAAATTGATCTCGGACATTATTTGTTATAAATTTACCCGGAGCAACACCATTTGATTCTGACGGGTCAATAATTTCCAAGTAAATTACTTCGTACATTACTTCACCGTTTTTAATGGCACTTGCTTTTTGCAGATTTCCAAATTTAAAACGTTTGCGTTTATTATTTAAACCCATTGCTCCTAAAAACTCGGCCGCACTGCTTGTTTCTATGCCAGCATATACTAGCATGGATAAATCTTTACTAACTCCAAAGTTTGGATCGCTTGGACGGAATATACTCGATGTTGTAAATATATCCGTATTTGTAATAAACTTTGTCCAAATTGCTCTTCTACTTTGCTCTAGTAATGGTTGTGTTCTAATGTTACTGTATAACTTTTGATTTGGAGTTGTAACTGTTATTAAGAAATCTTTAGTACTAGCAGTTAGTCCAAACTGATCTTTGACTGATACTGTAAATTTATAATTTCTATCAAAAGTTGTAGTTCCGCCGTCGATACTAAAATTAGTATTCTGAGAATCAAACAGTATTAATCCGCGTATGCCAATTATATCATACTGGTGCGAGCTATCTATAGTGGTGTTTACTTTAATTGGGATATCGCCAGTTAATCCAGCTACCGCTTGCCACGTATAACCAACGTTTCCAGGAAGTTGCCACCATGCAGGAACTGTGGGCTTTGGCCACAAGGATGTTCCTTTTTGATCCAATGTAAAATCACCGTTATCTATTGTTGTAATTCTAATAATGTTTGCAGTACCAAATTGATTAACTTTACCAGTTATTTCCCCATCACTTGCTAATAATAACCCAGGCGGCAAAGTACCTGAAGTTTTAGTATAAATTAAATTAGAATCTGAACTACAACGAGCTACTACTTGCAAATCAGAAATAAAATTTGCAGGAATGTTTCCAATGTTATAAGCACTGTCCCAGAAAATATCGTTATCGATATTTCCAAGAACACGCAATGTAAATGTTTTTATTGAAACTGAGGGTTGTACATCTTCGCCTACTCTACTTGCAGTAACAGTAAATGTATATGTTTTTGCAATAGACGGTTGGAAAGGAATACGACCAGCAAGATATACAGTTGAGTTAACTGGATTAAAAGTCATGCCTGGCGGCAAGTTATTTGTATTATCGATAGTAAACACAATAGGAAAATCGTCAACAATGTTTATACATTCTAACGCAAATGTTACATAGTTATCCGCCCTGCATACACCAAGATTTCCGTTGGTTAACCATATAGGTTCTTTTAAGAAAGTTACGTCTGCTGTAAATAATTCGCTGTCATCGGTAATCTGTGTGTAGTCTGCCTTAAAACTTTCTTCCCCAATAACAAAAATAGAAAATTTACGTTTAACAGTTACACTTCCTGTCGATGCACTAACAAGAAATTCATAAGTTTGATTTAAACTTTTTGGTGTTTTAGTTGGTATACTGTAATCAAAATTTACAGTATCAAAAATAAAACTGTCATACCCGCTAGTGCTTCTTAGGCCAAAGTCATAAAATGATGTATCATAAAATGTGTTATCAAAAGTACCGTCACCTGTTTTTCTCACGTCCAGTGTTTCTACAGGATTAACAATGCCTGAGAGTTTTCCAGAAGGAGACAGCGTTACACCTGGCGGTAGTTTGCCATCCTCGGAATTTATAAAATATGTAATTTCTAAACCATCGGGATCAACTGCACTTAGTTGATAATCAACAGGAGATTTACCTAGCGTATATTTTTGTCCGTGCAACCCAACAGGCAGTAATCCGCTGGGAGTAACAAAAGCAGGTAGTTGTCCGCCGTTAACAATTATATTAAATGTTCTGTCAGCAACTGTGTTGTTTTGTTGGGCACGTATACAGAATGTATAAGTTGTAGTTCTAGCAACATTATAAGGATTGCCAACAATAAATGCACCTTCAATTCGTAAACCTGGCGGCAAACTACCTGAAATTATTTTAAAAGTAATTCCTGTTAAACTACCTGTGGTAGGTAATGGTATGTTAACAATCACTCGTTCTTGGAAAGTCCCAGCGTCAAACGTTGTTGATCTACCGTCAAATGTAGTTTTTGCAACGTCAAGGGCAAGGTTACCAGTGAGTCCAGAGACCCCAGGGAATGTGTATCCGGAAGATTGTGTCCAAATATTAAGCATCTTTTATTTCCTGTCTACCAGACAATTAAAAAGTGCCAAAGTCTAAATTATTATTAACTATTGGCCCTAACCCGGCTGAAGTATATCCCATGTCTAAATCTATAGTATTATAATTTCCTACAATAATACCCATATCAACATTAAAACTGTTTGTTTGCATTAACATGGCAAACATTGCATCTAACACTTTGACATTAATACCATACACTGTTGTTTGCACATCACCTGTGCCAACTGCATCAATTAATCTGTGACCGTTGATGTTTAAATCGCCACCTAATACAGGAGCTGGATCATTTATAACTCCGGCACCGCTTTTTAAGTCAATGATGTTTGTGCCAGGAACAATGTTAATACTGTTGTCACTACTGGTTATACTTTTGAATTCTGCTGTGGTGTCGTTTTTATCTTTAAAAATACCAACAGTAGCACTAATAGTTGTACCGTCAGCAGTTCCATAAACACCAGGATCGGTAGGATAACGCAATGTAATTTGCGTTGAAGAACTAGCAGTGCAGAACCAGTGTCCGTTATATAATGTATTAGTGTTGCCAGTTAGATAGAAGTACTGATTCGCTGTTGGTATAACACTTTGTTGGCTAATAATTAGTGTAACTAAAAACGGGCCTGTGCCTGTTTTAGTTAAAAAACGATTAACAACAATAGTATTAATACCTAAGTTCGATGCTTGGGAGATTGGAATATCAGTTCCAAGCAAACTAAAGTTTTCGTTAACTTTTCTAAATGCTGTACGCAAGTCATCACCCGACCCGTCGTTTGCGTAATTTCCTATATTAATCGTTTGAATTGGCATGTTTGCGCTCTCTTTAGTATATTTACCGCATTAGACTACTGTAACGTAAACGTCAGTGGTTGTTGTTCCAAAGCTTCTACCTGTAAAAATATGTGTAGTATTATTACCAATGGCATAGGTTGTACTGTTATTAATAGTATTTGTTCCTGCAACTCCTACTGTCACTGTACAAGCCGCACCACTAGTATTTGATAGTATTAATTCTACTACCTTACCTGACGTTATATTAGAGTGGGCAATCGTTATAGTAGACCCTGTTGCTGTAGCACGTACAACGGAATCTGTACTGTAATCTAAAGTAACAGTTCCAGCCGCGGCCACTGAGCCAACATTTCTAACAGCTTTTGATTGTAAGGAAGGGTCTGACCAACTTAGTACAGTACCACTAGTAGTTAAAAACTTTCCACCATTGCCAGTCTGTGTTGGGATTTGCACATCGGCATTCATAGCTGTGTACAGTTCATCGAAGTTTGCATTTACTTTTGTAAAAGCCGTGCGCAACGGATCACCGTTTTTGGCATTTGCCGCAGTGCCAGTGTTAATTACTTGTTTAGCCATTATACTCTCCCTACAGCAACTTGGATAATTCCAGCTTCGCCGTTGTCTTTATCTTCTAGGGCTTTACCAATAATGCTACCTAATTTTGGATCAGTAGCTTTAACAGCATATCCCGGTGTACTTGATGTTGTTAGCATGTCGCCTTTTTTAACACGACCTACTACCTTACATGGAACACGACCTGCAAGTGCTAAACAAACACGTATGCCAGTTTGTCCATCGTTCATTACGTATGCTGGATTAGTTGTTACAACACCTGCTGAACGTGTATCGTTCATTGCATCAGTAGTAGTAACTTCTTTCTCGCCACCAAATACTAGAACAGTTCCTGGTTCGTATTCTTGATCACCTTCGTAATATTCTGCTAAGTCGGCGTATGTAGCTTGTAACTTACTTGCACCCACCAGTGTCCAAATACCTTGTATTGTTCCGTTAGAATTGTCAGCACCAGTTGTTATCACAGTTGATTTTAACACTCCTAATGAAGTGTCAAACGAACTACTAGCATTTAAATGCCATGCTCCGGTTATGTAACCATCAGTGCCTGCCGCGCCTGCACTTAGTGATACACTCTTAAGCACTGCTCCGCTACTACTGAAATCACTGGTACCAAAGAATGTATTAGTAGCAGTTGAGTTTCCTGCTGAAGTTAAAAACTTAATATTACCCGGTGTGTAAAATTCTAAAGTTGTACTTGGAACTTGTATAATATTTCCACTGCTTGGTAGTGAATTTATTTTAATACCCTTAACATCAATGTTACCACCAACATCAGTTTGAACTAAACTATATATTGCTCCAGTTGCAGTAATACCAATACAACCATATGTTTTAGCCGCTGTTCTAATAACAGCGCCTGTTGTAGTAGCTTGTGCGTTTACACTGGATGTTGGAATAGTTGTGGTATTTCCGTTACTTGCAATATCGGCATTACGAACACCGTCACCGTTGTACACCAACGCTGTAGAAGTTGTAACCGCTAATGCACCGTTTACCCCAGAAGTATTTGCCAACAAACTATTTGCCGCAACCCATTGCAACTTGGTATTAGGAATACCGTCACTTGTGCTAGTTGATGTTTTTAATGTTACCCAACCGTCAGTTATAGTAAATTGACTACTATCGTATTGACTTACACCAGTTGCGGCTTGCAACGCATCCATATCTGTAGCAGTGCCAGTGCCTGCGCCAGCCGATACTGCTTGGAATATTGTTCCAGCAGTAGCCGCATTAGCACCTACCCAGTTAGCTGTTCCTGGAGTTGCCCAGTTAGTATTACCTGGACTTAAGATTCTATAACGTTTGCCTACAACAAAACTTCCTGCGTTAACATTGACTAGTGTTGGAACAGCTGAAATTGTAGCAGTTGCCAACGTCATTGCTAATTTGCTTTGAGCAATAGCGGCCGTTGAACTTACCTTGCCGTTATTAACTGCGCCATTACGTGTGAATGTTAGTGTACCACTCGGTGTTGTGTCGTAAGCAGAGCTTGTAGTAACAACAGTTGTATTGGTAATACCAGTTACATATTGACTAGATGTATAACCAGTTCCGCTAATAACCATTCCAGTAACAATACCTGTTGAACTGTTTAATGTTAATAGATTAACAGTACCACCAGTACAAGTGGCTGTTTGATTAATATTAACTAGATATGTACCAACGTTACCTGTACCATTAACTGATGTAGTAGTTAAACCAGTGTCAACAATATAAGTACCAGCAACTACCGATCCACCAGTTAACACCATTCCTTTAACTATTGTAACGCCTGGACTTCCAGAAACAGTTAATACATTGCCACTGATTACCCCAGTAAATGAACCACTAGTTGCTGTACCACCGCTAGCGTAAGTGGCGGCTGTCACTGCACCTTGAATAGTACTTAATAGTATAGCACCGTCATAGGAAATAGTAACATCACTGGAAATATCAAATCCTGCATTAGTCCATGCACCAGCTGTTGAATTGTTATTTGTAGTTGCAAAACTCCATACGGGGAGTTGTGCATTGGCAAAATTTAACTGCATATTTGCCGCAGTATCTTTTAACTTGTACAAACTATCTCGAGAGTTAACAACGTTGTCAACATAAATTTTAGTTGTTGCATCGGTATTTAAGATTGGAGTTCCTACACTACCAATAGTAAATCCGCCCATTGACAGGTTACCTTTCATTGGTAACTGTCCGCTTAGGTTCATATATCCTGAACCAATCAACGATGTAGCTGGAGTTGTAGCACCTGAGTGTTGTACACCTAGTCTGTTGTCAATGTATCCACGTACCGCAGATTGTGTTGGCACAGTATCTGATGCATTGTTTGTCATTGAACTGTCTGTTGAGAATTCACTAACTGTAACACCACGCTTGAATCCTAAACCGTCCAAGTTACTCAACGCAATGGATGCGGAGAATGTAACTGTACCAGTACCTTGGTCAACTGTAAAGAATCGACCTACACGGAAGATACCGTTTTGGTCAGTGGTCACATAGAACACACGACCAACTGTTTCTTCTAACACTTCTTTAGTTTGATCTGCCTTTTGATAAGGGTTACCATAAATTTGATATGGGTAGTTAGTAGTATTGTAACCACCAGTACCAATGTCCAACAAGTCATGTGCTGAACAACGGCAAGTACTAATACGTGTAGTAATCTGTGCGGCTGTTCCTTGCAAGTAACCAGCACGTAACGGAGTTGATGTTACAGTACTCATTGCACGACTAATACCAGTAATAATTGGAGTAATAGTAGTTGGTGCGGCCACTAAGAACGGATCATTAAATGTCAAGTTACCATTAGGTGTTCCACTTGGAGGAGCACTAATAGTTAATGTAACACCGTCAACAATTGCAGTAACAGTTTGGCCTAAGAAGAAACCACCAGTGCCACCACCACGTATTAAATCTCCAATGTTGATACCAGTAGTACTTGCAACTTTCATTGTTGTGCCGCTAGAACCAGTTGGGTTATATGTAGTTATAGTTACAGTTTCTGGATCAGTACTGTATGCTAAAGTAATGCTAGTAGTTGAACTACCTACGCATTGTACAAATTGATTATAACCACTATTACCGTTGCCTGTTACAGAATAGAATGTATCAACTACAGGAGCAACACTTTGAGTTGGTATTTGTAATGTTGTGTACCAAGGGCCGCTGTTACTAGTTAAAGTTGTAAATCCTAATGTTCCAAATGGTGTACTATCAGGTTGCGCACTAATAACAAGAACAGTAGCATTATCGCCGGCTGTACTTACTGTTGCTGAAGTAACAGTTTGTCCGCTAGTAAATCCGCTACCAAATATAGTCATTCCTGCAACAATAAACTGACTTCTTTCGTTTGTAAAAATTTTAATTGTTGTACTTAAATTGTTATAAGTGATAAATTGATCTGTTGCGGTAGCTGTTGAATTTGCACTAGTTACAATAGTGTTTGTTGAACATGTAATAAGAACTGGGCCGGGCGCACCGCTAGCGGCAGAACTCATTGTAATAGTACTTCCAGCAACATTCAATGCTGTAATGATTGTACCAGCAACAATATTAGTTCCAGTAATGGTAGCACCTACTACTAAGTTAGCAAAACTACTAACCGATGTCAAAGTAGTACTGGAATTATCAGGAGTAGCTGTAAATGTTGTTGTACTACTTGTGCTTATAACCAAATTATCTGTACGTCCATTAATAGACGGTTGTGTTAATGTAGCAGTTACACCTGGAGTTAATGTGCCAATAGTAGTTGATAAATCAAATACTGGAATAGCAAGAGTTGCTTTAACCCATGAGCTAGTAAGTTGAATACTAGTTCCACTAGTTACTTTACCAACATAATAAGTTGTTCCAGTAACATACGCTGGAGTAGTAATGCCGCCAGCAGTTGGAGTTCCTGTTAAAGTAATAGCTTGACCTATTGTGTATGTTCCACTTGTAACAGTAGCAGTACCAACAGTATCAGCAAATGCAAAACTAGCAATGGTGCTTGTTGCCGCTACAGTAGTAATGTTTGTTAATGCAGAGCCGCCTAATGTTGTTGCAATAGTTATTGCGTTAGTTGATTTACTGACAACATAATAAGCCGCTTGGTTAACAGCAGTAGCCAACGTAAATGTCATGTCGTTAGTACTATCACCACCACCTAACACTGCTCCACTAATTGTAATAGTATCGGTTAATGCATAGTTCGCACCTTGCGAAACTAGTGTAATTGTAACTGCACCGTTGTATGAAGTGCCAGAGCCAGTTTTTACAACAGTAAATTTTGCACCAGTACCTTTACCGCTACTAGATTTGGTTACTACAGCCGTATATGTTGCCGCACTAGTAACACTGGTACCAGTGACAGTTGTATAAGTTGTTGAACTGTTTAATCCACCTTTAACTGGAATTCCACCAAAACTTGGTTGACTTGGATCAAACGTAATTGTATTACCAACTACTACATCGCTTCCATCAACTAGATTAATAGTGCTTGGACTTGTTGTACTAACAGCAGTTACAACATACTGACTAGGTATACCTGCACCCTGAATACTTGAACCAGCAACAATATTAGTTAAGCTAGATACGCCAAGAATATTAGGACTTCCACTTACAGTGTTACCTGTAACGCTACCTGTTGGTTGATATGTAACCGCCACTTGACCTCTGCTTATTGGTCTAGTAACTGTAATAGGTGTTGCACTTGTACTTGTAATGCTATATTTGATATCACCTAATGTAATATAAGGAATTGTTGCTTTGGTAAATGTTAAACTACCACTTGGTGTACTGGTTGGAGCTATACTTAACACAACGTTATTGCTGATTCTTGAATAAGTTAATCCAGTTGGGGTTCCAGTAGTACTTGTAATAAATGTTGGAGTACCAGCAATTGCGTTAGCGTATGTGCTAGACAATTGAATACTTGTTCCACTGTTTACTTTACCAATGTAGAAAATAACTCCCGCAGTCATATTAGCAGTGTTGGATGCACCATATGTTGTACCACCAACTACTAGTGTACCAGCACCACCAAATGTTCCGCTAATTGTAATTGCCTCACCTACTATGTAAGTTCCGCTAGTAACAGTAATAGTACCCACGGAATCAGCAATAGCAAAAGATGCAATAGTATTAGGATTAATAGTTAATATCTGTTGTGCATTAATAAATCCATTACCACTGACAGTCATACCAGTAACAAGGTTGCCGGCACCACCGTATAAGAATGTAGCAGAACTACTAGCAACACCTGCTGAACTTAAACTAATGCTACTTGTTCCAGTATTAATACTAATAATAGTAGTACCAGCTGGAATACCAAATCCTCTAATACTTTCACCAACTACTAGCCCAGTAAAACTAGCCACGCTAGTTATTGATGCAGAACCGCTAGTTATTGTGCCTGTAAATGTTCCTCCAACTACAAGTGTAGTTCCAGAACTACCTGTTGGGTTATAACCTGTAATAATAGTTGTTGTTACTGGCGGTGTGTAATTTACAATTTGATGTACTTTACCGCCAAACGCAAATGCATAAGTTCCTTTATTAACTTGGTCAATACTTGCCTGTGGTCCAAATACGGTAACCGCAATTCGTGTATCCCCTGGTGTAGCACCCATGGTCTTTGCACCGCCATCAATTGGATCGGTCTTAGTAACGTTAGCAGTATCTGCTTGGAATAGATAATATGCAAAAGACTGGTCAGTACTTAGAATAGCCTGATTAGCCGGCAATATTTCATTTGTAGCTTCTGTTAAGTTATATGTTAAAACACGATAGATGCTACCTAAGTTGTCAGTAAATTGTACCGCAGTACTTGGACGAGTTGGGTTAACGTTATCAATTTCGTAAAACTTAAAGTTTTGTAAAACACGTAGTTGTACAAGTTGGCCATCATATAACGGAGACGCAAGACCTGTACTACTTACACCACCTGAACCACTGGTACTTAGTGTTAGTAACAGAACGTTTTGTCCGCCAATTGTTGCACTAGTAAACGCACTGGCAGATATAATAGATGTAACTGTACCAGCAGTAGGAGTTGTACCTCCAACTACAGCATAGGTAATGCTTGTGCTTGATACAATACTTGTAATAACAATAGTAGTTGGAGTACCTCCGTATAACGTACCGGTACCGGCAGTAGCACTTAATGTGTTACCTACCAACATACCAGAAGTAGAAGTCATACCTGTAATAGTAGCAGTCCATGGTGCACCAGAAGTTCCTGATCCTGCAATGGTACCAATTGTGCCGCCTCCAAAGTTTGGAGTTATGTTAATATTAAAGTTTGCATAAACTCCAATAGCACTACTTGAAGTTTGATACAAATTGGTATATGTAGCACTACCGCCTGCAACTGGAATACCTTTATAGGTAAATGTAGATACTGCGGTATTAGTTGTTCCAGTAACATAAGCAGTTAAATCGTTACCTGCATTAGAACTAAATGTTAATCCTGACCCTGATGCAGTTGCGTTAGCACTTAAAATAATTGTATTGCCACTAGTTGTTGCCAAAGCGGTAGCGCCAAATGGAACATTAGGGCCACTGATAGTACAACCGTTGAAATTGTATGTAGTTGCACTTCCGCCGCTTGAACCCGGGTCTGATGTATAACGTAATGTTATACTGGTTAATGTGCTACCAACGCAAACAAATGTACCGTTATACGCTGTAGTTGTATTACCAGCAATAGTAAATTGTCCTCCTACTAGTGGAAGAGTAGTTACTGCACTGATTACAAAAGTAACATACCAGTTTGCGCCCGATCCTGTCTTTCTTAAGAATGTTGCGGCTGTTGTTGCCGGCGGCATAATAACAGTGTAATTTGTAGTACTAAATGTTCCTGGATCGCTTGCATAACTAATTGTAATAGTACTTACTGAACTTGATTGGACAGTGAATGAACCGTTATAGTTTGTATTAGCATTACCACTAACTACATAACCAGCACTTGGTGTAGGCGCACTTAATTGTGTTGGAATTTGGAATGTTACCAAATATGGCCCAGTACCAGTTTTGCTCAAGTATCCTTGTATTAACAACGCCGGACTTGTTTTAATAGCGGCCAGTGTTCCTACACTTGAAAGATAATTTAGTGATATAGTACTGTTGGCACTGAATGTACTAGAAGTTCCACCTAATACTGATCCACTAACTGTTATAGTGTCACTGAAAGTTAATGTTCCGCTTGGAGTAGAATCCGGAGCACCAGTTAATGTTAAAGTAATTCCATCTAAACTAACAAGAGCAATTTTTTGACCTTGAGTAAATCCAGTACCAGTAACAGACATCCCAGCCTTAATACCAGTTGTAGAACTAACTGTCATAGTGGTACTGCTTGTACTACCAGATGCAAATGTAGCAGTTACATAATAAAAATTACTACCAACACTTCCTGTTGGTACGTAAACGCCTGTATGACTTACGCTGTTAATTTGATAACGTACAAGGCCTTTACCTGCTAATGTATGATCAATTTCTAATTCACTAATCTGTGTTGGAAAATAATCGTAACCGTAGATATAAACACTAACACTAGTTGTGTTCATTTTTCCGTAGAATGCGTTAGGAGTGATACTGCCTGGCAAGTTAGTTGGGTTAAAGATACGTGCAGTTTGCATTAAGTTTTGTGCAAGTGTTACACTATCTGGTTTTTCAGTTACATCATAACCAGTAGCACGTAACGCATACTGTCCGTGCGCTGATGATGAACCAACAGAACGAATTTGTCCACCATTCAATGCCCAGAATGCTGTCCATGAATAGTAAGTAAATGTTGAAACTTGTTCAGTAATACCACCGTTGGTTGCAAGTATTGAATAACCTAAATCATTAATCTGTGCAAAGTCATTGGCAAGCATGGATTTGTTACCAGCCATTTCAATATTAATATTTTGGCCAGTACCACCTAGCCACGGCGTGGCCGCACCAAGATTCAATGTAATGCTACCGCCAATAACGTTTCCGTTAACGTCAAATGTTTGGGCATAATTGCTTACTGTGTTGACTTGATATCGTCCACCGCGTACAAAGAAAGCACATGGGGTTTGTGGGGCACGTACATCTAAACCACTATTAATTCCACCGGTAACAGTTAGTGTGTATCCGTCTGCACTTGCTACAGTGATTTGGCCAAATAGTCGTCCAGCAAATCCGTCAACAAATTGTCCGCCAGCAAACACCTGTTTGTTTTGGCTACGTGAGAAGCTGGTAGCTACTTGGCCGTACGGTGACTTAGATTTAATTTGATTTTCTGGATCAAGCACCATCATAAAGCCGCCGTGGCCTTGCCCAGTAATATTGTTAACACGCACACCGTCGCCGCATAGGAACACGTCGATATCTTTATTGTTTTTAGGAGTACTGTTAATATCTAACGGGTCTGTTAAGTAATGACGTCCATAATTTTTAGTTGTATATAAGTGCCAGCTAGTTGGAGCAAGAACACCAAATGTAATTGAACTTACACTAGCACTTGCACTACTTGTATTACCAGTAATTGCACCATTAACGTTGGACATAATTCCAGAAGTAACTTTATATGTTATACTGGTTGAAGTTGAAGAAATTACTACACCTGTAGCAGTAGTTCCACCGCCCGATTGCGTAATTGTTTCGCCTACAATAAATGAGCCGCCAAGTGAGTTAGTAGTTGCAACAGCCGTTTGAGTAAACGGATACATTACGGTACAGTTCATAAAGTTGCCGGACACACTGTCAACAACCGCTAAACCAGGTTTGCCATTAGAATCTAATACATCAGATTGGAATACATATCCTAACCAGTTTACGCTTGCTTGACTATTGCTACTTAAAGTAATAATAATTTTACCAACAGTTCCACTAATTGTGGCTGTAACTAATGGGCTAATTGTAGTAGCATTTGTAGTACTAAATGTTCCTGGATCATTAGGATAACGAAGTGTAATAGTTGACAATGTACTTGCAACACATGTAAATGTTCCGTTAAACGGTAAGGTAGCATTTCCTGCAATTGTATAAGTTAAACTTGTGTTTGGCAAATATGTTTGTGTTGGAATATTAAAGAGTACATTATATAAACCACCGCCAACGCTAGTAGTGCTTACAAATCCAACAATGGTTGTAGTTGGAACATAATCAGTACCAGTATCAATAGGTCCAATTTGTAATCCATCAATAACTGAATCTCGGTAGAAGAACAGTTTGCGCCACGGGCTTTGACTGATACGATCATTAGGTCGAACAATAGTTCTACGGAATTCGTCACCCTTAATTGACACCGCAGGCGATAAACGAATTGGATAGTCTTCTTGATAAACTCCAGCCTCAACAAAAATAACAATTTGATTTGCGCCGACACTTTCAGCATATTCTAATTCTTCATGATTAATATCATCAAAGAATCCAGGAGTTAACAGCTGACAAGTAATAGTGTCATTAGGGCCAGATCCACCAGGAGTATAACTTAAAATATTAGCAGTAGCTTTGCTTGACACTCCTGCTAGAATCTTACCTGGAAGGATATTAAAGTCGCCGGGTGGACATTGGTCAACATACCCGTTGCCACCATTGCTAAATGTAATGGTATAAATTCCTGACCCAAAATCAGGTGTTGGTGCAACACCAATACCGTTTTGTACAATGCTTAACATTGTATTATAGTTATTGGTAAAAGTTGTAATAGCAGTAAGCGTAAATGTCAGTGTACCGCTTGGTGTACTATCGGCCGCGCTACTTATTGTAAGAGTTGTTCCATTAACTGCGGTAATAACTTGTCCAGAAATAAAACCTGTACCAGTAACAGTCATACCAACTTTAATAGTTCCACTAATTCCTGATACAGTCAATGTAGTACTTGAAGCACTTGAATATGTAGCTGTTGCACTATATCCTCGATTTGCATTTTTACTGCCGTTAGTTGGTGTTTGAGTAACCAACAGTTGATAACGACTAGCTGTAGTTTGATTTAATACTTGTAATGCTAGAGTTCTAGCATATATAATACCGTCAATAGTTTCTGTATTTTGTGTGCCAATGGCCACAGATTTAGCACTGGCATTTCTATAATAGCTTTTACCTGCATTGATACTTTGATATGTTCCAGCAGTTAATAAATCAATAATCATAGCATCGACAATATAACCAACGTCACGACGGCAGGTTGCTTCGTTATAACTAAAACCGCCTTTGAATTTGTTGTTCAAATACGTGGTAGTTGCTTGAGCAACGGTAAGCGAATTAGATACAATTACATTTCGTACAGCAACATAACCAGTACTAGCATACGAACTGTTTGCAAAATCAGGGCCTGTTGTAACTAAATTTGGCGGGTTTGTATTAACAACACTATATAATCTATCCCACTTTTCGTTCATTGAGGTCACACTACTTGCACCGTCTATATATGTTCCGCTAGTAGTTTGTCCAATATTGAAATAGGTTGTGGTCGCAATACTCCACACTCCTGGATCACCGGCATAGGATAATGTTACAGTAGTACCTGTGCTTGCTGTTACTGCCCAATTTCCATTGTAAGAAACATTTGAGTTTCCAGTAACAGTAATAGTTGCTCCTACTTGAATTGGAATCACTCTTGCAGGAATATCTAATGTAACTAAACACGGAGCTGTTCCAGTCTTAGTTGAAAAAGTAGCAACTTTTGGTAATAGACTTTGATATAAGTTGTTTGGAGGATCATTACCAATAATATTCTGGGCCATATCTCGAGCATAGTTAATACTGGCTATTTTAGCTGTACTTTCAATAGGATCGATTGTGCTGGTATAAACTACAGATCCGTTTACTATTGCACTAGTCCAGAATTGATTACCAGCGGTAGTTGATCCGCTTAATCCTGTGTAAGTTAAATCGTAGGCCACTGCTTCTACAAAAGTTTCTAAATCCTTTTCCCATTGTATTTGTCCATCGGTAGCAACATAAGTTAACGAATTATAATTCTGTTTAATCCACCCTAATGTTTCCGCCGCAATAAATTCACGGTTAGCTAAAAGTAATTTACTAGCACTAAATGCCGATGTAGATGTAGAAGTTGGCTTAGTTAACGATACCAGTTCTCTATTTGATAAACCACCAGAAAGCGTATCAGTAACAAATTTAAATAAAGTTGTAAGTTGTGCAATTGCAGGAGCATTGTTAATGTATGGATATGTGTTATTAACAAATGTAATTACATTAAAAATTGGACCAGTAGTTGCAGTTCCTTTATTATTATTCACATTAGTGTACACTGTTGGCAATGGACTTGCACCAGCAGAATAAGTTGGAGGAGTAATTGCAGGAGGAGTATTAGCAGTTAGTAATCCATTCCATGTTATATTTGTATAAACTAATGCATTAGTTAATGTTGCCGCGGTACCGCCAAGACTTGTACTTAATTTAAATTGAGTAGCATTTGTAATTTCTATAACGTAGTAAGTTCCGCCAGCAATAAGACCTCCAAAATATGGAGTAATAATAGTTGTGCCGCCGCCCCATGAACCTGGATTAGCTGAATAACTTAATGTTATAGAAGTTGTTGTAGCACTGAAAACTGTAACTATGCCGTTATAACCAGTAGTTACATTACCACTAACAGTAAACGATGTACCAGCTATTGGAGCAGTTAATTGTGTTGGTATTATCAAGGTTACTAAGTATGGACCTGAACCTGATTTAGTTTGGAATCCGGTAACTGTGATTGGAGTAGAGTTATCAATAATGACAGGCATTCCAACAGTAAGGTTAGACGTACTAGTAGTGGAAATTCCAGTACTAGAGTTTGTCGATGCTGTAGCAATAGTTGTTCCTGCTATTAATGATATTAAATTAGAAACAGTTGCAATCTGCCCACTGCCACCAGTGTAGGTTTGATTTTGATACTGAATAACACTATTTTGATAGACTTGCGATGGACTATTATTACTGATGACTGCTTGTAATAATGTTTTTAAATATCCATAGGCACCCTTAGTAGCGGCTAATTCACTATAGGCAATTTGTCTTACAGCATTAGCCCAATAACGTTGTCCAGCATAGACAGTACGACTATTTCCTCCATATAGTTGATCGTATGCCACCGCCTCTATAATATACTTAACATCGCGCTTACAAGTAGTTTGACTATATGCAAGTTTAGGATAGTTTGCGGCTAACCATGCAATAATTTCAGCTTGTACAAATGCAATATTGTTTAATAATAGTGTTCTAGCACTTTGTTTAGCAGTACTAGATACACTAGTTGCTGACATATTAATAGTTGGTTCAATTCCGCCTTGGACTATAATAATCATACTGTTTAGTAAATTATTAAATCGAGTTACTGCTAAATCAACAGTAAGTCCGTTATTCTTAGCAATATTAGCTAGTTCTAATTTAAGCTGTCCAAATGCTCCTACTATTTCAGTAACACTTAACCCAGTGTTTGCATAAGGAAAATATCGAGCGGCAACAGTACTTTGATAGTTAGAATTCAAAGTCATATCATAGTTTAATGCATCGATTACAGTGTTAAGATATGTAGTAAGTCCTGATGAATTATATGCAAAGGCCAGCACTTGATCTCTAGCATAGTTAATACCGTCAATAGTTTGAACTAATTGACTGTTTATAACACTTGCCGCTTGACTTTCAAAGTAAGAAGTAGCGGCTTGCAAACTATTAAAGTTGGAGCTAATAACAAGGTCAGTAGCAACAGCATTTAAAATAATTTGTACATCGCGCTGACACTTTGCTTGGTCATATGTGAATATGTTAACATATTTGTTGTTAATGTAAGCAATAGTTTCCGATTGAATAAATGCTTTGTTAGCACCAAGCAAAAAAGCCGCATCTTCATACCCAGCAATACCAGTATTTCCACCAGATCGAGTTACTGTAGAAATAGTAGAATTAAACGTATTAGGGCTAATAGTATATGCAATTTTCTGACGATAAGGTCCAGGTTCTAAATTTGCAAGATTTTGTAAAGTTTCAGCTTGTAAAGCGGCCGCTCCAATGGTCTTATAGGCGTGTGCCCAGTTGCGACCTTCACGGCCAGGAGGTGTTTTTAATTGTGTATCATCGCCGTCTGTACGAACATACAAGTTTGTTGAGCTGACAAATACTTCGTTATCAACATAAAATTTTGTAGCGGCCTGTTTATCATCAGCACTGTTAGGTGTACCAAATCCTGCTACCGGAGCAGGGTGATCGCTTAGTGTAAGTTTACCTAGCATGGTATCACCACCGCGATAAACAACTGATTTACGTGGCAATGCTTCGTTACTTAGGTAGTTACTGCTCAATGTTGCATCATAAGCTGAATCTGTTAATTCAGGAGTTAGTGGCTCGTCACGTAATTTTAACGCACCTACTACAACGTTGCCGTCACCCTTGCCCACGTAGTGGGTATCGGCATATCCTTTGCTAATTGCAAGTTTATCAATAGTAGTAGTAATACCAAGGCTTGAATAGGTTGAATTAAATGATGCAACTAGTGTGTCGCTTGGATCAGGAATGTTACCAATAGCTAGATTATTAACGTTTAGCGGCCCGTTTAAACGTGGCGCTGGGTCTGCGGCCAAGTTACTTTGAGTACCAACAATAGTTAATACACCGGCTACAGATTCGTCAAAAGTTACTCCACCACGACGTGCAAGTGTCTTAGCAAGAATTCCTGTACCAGAACTGTTTGTAATGAATATTTGATTAGCAGTATAAGAGCTTGGCGCATCACTTAATGCTGTAAATGGAATTGTACCTCCAGATCCAAAAACTGCATAAATCTCAGCAAAGTTATCATTAACCTTACGGAACGAGTCACGAATACTATCGCCTGTTCCGTCATTACCTTGTATACCAATGTCTATTTCTTGACGTGCCATGTTTATTAAACTCCGAAGCTAGAACCGCATCCGCAAGTAGTACTTGCATTTGGGTTTTTAATTGTAAAAGAACTGCCCATGAGTTCTTCTTTGTAATCTATTTCTGCACCTTGCAGATATGTCATACTCATACTGTCTACAAGTACTTTAAATTCGTCTAAGGGTATTTCAAAATCGTCTTCGTTTGTAATTTCGTCAAAGGTAAATCCATAGCTAAATCCGCTACAGCCCCCGCCTTGTACAAAAGTGCGTAATGCCAAGTTAGGATTACCTTCTTCGTACAGTAAATCTTTAATCTTTGTTTTTGCTGAATCAGAAATTGTAATCACAGTGTGCCCTCGATACAATATTTATCAAACGAATTTTATAATCTTAATGTAAATAGTATATGTTCATACGCACCGAGTTTAGAGAATCACACCATGTACGCTCAAGTAGCCGTGGTAAAACACATACCTATGCCCGTAAAAAGACAGTAGTAGTATTACAATGTGATAGTTGCAGTGAAGTAATATATCGAGATAAAGGATCAATGGATCCTAAACGGATAAACAACAACTTTTACCACGTATGTGCAGACTGCGACCCTAAAAAGTTTGCACAAACTAAAGGAGTAGAAGCACGTAAAGTGTGGGACATTCCGGCCAGTAGTTTAAAAACAATTAGCCAATTATAACTGTATAAATAAATCACTAAGGAGGAACATAAAATGTTCAAACAAATTAAAGAGTTTTTTACAGGCAAACCTGCGGAAGTAGTAGCAGAAGTGCCTTACAAAGTAGAAGCACCAGTTGTAAGCACCGTTTCTGACAAAGCAGTTGAGGCAGTTGTTGAATCAATGGCGCCAGCTAAAAAGCCAGCGGCTAAGAAAGCACCGGCGGCTAAAAAGCCTCGTACTCCAAAAGCGGCAAAATAATAATAGGGCGCAATGCCCTATTATTCAAATCGTTTTAATTGCTCAGAGTATCGAGCCATATCCTCTTGAATACGAGCTTGACGCTGTTCATTCAAATTAGGATTTTCTTCTAGCTCTTCTCTAAGAGTTTCCAACCGATGTATTAGTTGTTCTCGAGATAGCTTTTGGCTTGATTGTACAGTTCCATGCTGGCGAGGTTTTTGCCCTTGCTTTCGCACATTATGTCGAACCGGTTTAGAAAAGTTATTGCCCATTCGTTTGTTTTTTGATTCCAATAAAAGTCACTGTGTGCCCTCAGCTTTTGTTTCTTATACCCATCTAAAAGAAGTTGGGCATGAACAGGTGCGGTAAGTTGGTCATGGCCCACGAGGTAATCTTCACGACTAACTGAATAATGCATAGTAGGGCGCAGACCGCGCCAACTATCCACGACACGACTAACACGATGATCGTACGGGCTGATATATTCCCCTTCACGTATCCAGTGATGGTGAACGTCAAGCACAATAGGAACGATATCGCTAATAGATAAACAGTCATCTAGACCCCAAGAATTTTCTTCATTTTCGATAGTAAGGCAATTACGGGCCTCTGGTGTAAGACGTCCGTATGCTCTGCGTATGCCTTCAGGGCCTTGCTTGCCCGATATGTGTACATTAATCTTGAAGTCTTGGAAGGTTTTTCCATAACCCATGTAGCGGGCCATGTCGGTGTGGTATTCGAATTCATCTATTGATCGTCCGACGATACCTTCGTTAATGCTAGCCAACACAACAAACTGCCCAGGATGCATACTAACACGGGTACCGCTTGCACGAGCACTAGCACCAATAAGGCTAAAATTGCGATCCAGATAGCTGATAACGTCAGGCCTACGCCAAAAATAACTCCAAGTAGGCTCGGTATAAGCAGGGAGAATATCGCTACTAAGGCGAACCATCCTAAGGTTTTCATTGAGTTCTCCAACACGGTCTACAAGTTTTTGTGTAGCCGCAAGATTTTGTACCATTAGATCCCAGAGCTTTTGCTCTGCTACATCCTTTGATTGTCTATTTAACCAACTTATGGTAGTTGTACCAGTGTTGTATTGTTTAGCATCGTCATCTTTCTTGATGCCATTTACTTGATCTGCATGATCGATCCATTTACATGCGAAGCCTATTTTTCCCATTACCAATGCCTTATGACGCCTGCGATTATA